GGATTATTTGCAGTTGATACAGAAAACGGAACAGCACAAGAAAAACTTATTAAAGTTAAAAATGCTGTTGATATGATAAATAATGCACCATATTATCACGTTTATATGCCGAATTTTACATCTGAAAAAGTTATAAAACTCGCAAAGAATTATAAATATAAATATAATATTGAGGCATTATTTTTCGATTATATTAAAGTACCTTCAAATCAATCAAATAACTTAAATAACATAAAAGAATATCAGGCATTAGGTTTCTTTACATCAACTTTAAAAGATATTGCAGGTAAACTTGGAATACCAGTATATAGTGCAGTACAAGAAAATCGTAATGATGAGAAAGGTATTGAAAAAGGTGCAGGAAATATAGCAGGTTCAGATAGAATATTACAACTTGCTACAAAATTAATGTTCTTATATGCTAAAACAGAAGAACAAATCGCAAGAGATAGTACATTATTAGGTAATAGACAAATTAAAATAGCATATCAAAGAAATGGAGAAAGCGATTGTAAACCAATTAATCTCCAATTTGATAATAATATATTAAGTATAAAAGAAGTATAGAAAGGAAATGATAAGAATGGAAAAGATTAAGGATTATGGAGTTATAGAAATAAAATTTGATGCAAGTGTAGAATTAGCAACAAATGAAATGGAACTAGCTATAAAAGGTAGTATAGATAGTGCAATAGGTAAATATATAAATAAAGAAAAAACAGAAGAAATAGAAAGAACTGTAGGACAATTAGCAGAATTATTAAGAGAACCTATTAGAAAACTTGCTAAAGATAAAATAAAACAATCATTAGTAGGTAAAGAAATAGAAGAAATGAAGTCTTTACTACCTGATGATGTGAAAGAAGGTTTAGATAAGTTAGAAAAAATGATGAAAGAAGACGATGACAGTTTTATAAACGCCTTCAAAGATTTCATAAAATCATTATAAAGGAGAATTTTAAATGAACGCAGTTGATGTAATAAAAGAAAATATTGATGTAGAAAAAATATTAAATTATTACAATATAGATTTTAACTATCATGGGGATTATATCCGTTGTAAATGTCCTATACATGGCGGAGATAATCCTACTGCGTTTGTTGTAAACGATAAATTTCTGTGGTCGTGTCATACGGGGGATTGTGGCAATGGCGACATTTTCACGTTTATAGAAAAAATGGAAGACGTAGACTTCACATCAGCAACAAAAAAATTAGCAGAAATTCTTGATGTGGATATTAATGGTCTTATTATAGCTGAACGTAAAAATGATAGTCGTAAAGACCTAGAAAACTTCCTTAAATATATTTCTTCAAAAAAGAAAAAGGAAGTAGACGTATATACACCAAAAGCAGAATTAACACAAGTAAAATCATTCAGAAAATATAAAAGAAGTACATTAGAACATTTTGAATTAATGTATGCAAAAGAAATAGAACTTGAAAAGAAAAGTGGTGGAGTATTTAAACTATACGAAAGATTATATATACCTATCTATCAAGAAGGTAAATTAATAGGTGCATCTTTACGTAAAATACGTGCTAAAGACAATCCTAAATGGTTTCACACTCCACCTACCATAAAAATAGGGAATATATTATATAATAAAGATAATATAAATTCTACAGATGAATATATAATAGTTGTTGAAGGTATATTTGATGTGTGGTCTTGGTATGAGGCAGGTTTTGAAAACATTGTTTGTACATTTGGAGCACATCTAACAGAAGAACAATATCGACTATTACTTAGATTAGGGAAAGATATAATTTGGTGTTATGATGGTGATACAGCAGGTATTATAGCAACAAAAGAGGCTGTAAAAAAAATGCGTAATAAAGTTACTCAATGGGTTATTACACTTCCTGAAGGTGCAGACCCAGGTAATTGCACATCAGAAGAACTCCAATTATATTTTGATAAAAGGGAGAGAATTATATGAGTGAAGTATTAAAATATTGCAAGAATTGTAAACATTATGACACACAATATTGCAATTATAAAAAAATATTCAAATCAACATATGATGTATGTGAACATTGGAAAGAAAAAATATTTTCTATAGATGAAGTATTTGAAGGAGCTAAAAAAGAAATAGAGCAAATAAACGACCCAGTTTCTCACCCATCACATTATACTGATGGAAAAATAGAAGTTATCGACTTTATTGAAGATAAAAAACTTAATTTTAACTTAGGAAATGTAATTAAATACGTATCTCGTGCAGGTAAAAAAGACGTAAATAAAACCATTGAAGATTTAAAGAAAGGTGCGTGGTATTTAGACAGAGAAATAAAAAGATTAAAAGGTGAGTTAAATGAATAAAAAAATAAAAACTATATGTCCAATATGTAAAAATGAATTTGAAATTTGGAATACACATAAAAATAGAAATTCAAAATGCCCCTGAATGTAGAAAAAATAAAGGAACTAGATTATATAGAATATGGGAAAATATGAAAGCAAGATGCAACAATGCTAATTCAACAAGTTATTGTTATTATGGTGAAAAAGGTATAAAAGTATGTGAAGATTGGAATACATTTTTTGTATTTAAAAATTGGGCTTTAAAAAATGGATATTCAGAAGATTTAACATTAGATAGAATAGATGTAAATGGAAATTATGAACCAAATAATTGCAGATGGGTAACACATAACGTACAAGCAAGAAATAAAAGAAACAATGTAATAATAAAAATAAATAACGAAGAAATGCGTTTAAAAGATTGTTGTAAAAAATATAAAATAAGCTATAAAAATATCCATAAAAAAGCAAGAAATAAAAATTTAACCATACAAGAATATTTAAATCGAGAAATATCAAACTTGGAAAAAAATGCATAATGTGCTATAATTATTTTAACAATACATAAATAATATACAGAGGTGGTAACGATGGGCTTATGGTTTTTAAGCGAAAAATTTAACGTATTTATAACTGGTTTTAACAGAGTTCAAAGAAATGGTAAAGACGAGTTATGGATAACCGAAGTAAATGGTTCTTCACGTAAAGTAGCAGAAGGACAAAAAGCAGTAGAACTAGAAAATCATCTCCTTGATATGGTATGGAACGGTTTCCCTGCAATAATATTACAAGGAGATAGAATAGGAACAAACGTACAACCAATAGAAGAGTAAACAATTCGTTTCACTCACACATCAGTAGAGGAGCAATCCTCTACTTTTGTTTATAGAAAGGAAGTGAATATAATGAAAAAATGGGATTTTCTTGAGGCAAAACATGATTATTGGGATAAAAAAATAAAAAAAAACAAACGAAAAAAATCATGTAATAATTGTGAATTTTTCGAAGATGGGTGGGCAAGACCAAATTATTGTAAAGTAAAAGAAACTGAAATAACATTTGATATGTTTAATGCAATAATTTGTAAATATTATACAAAGAAAAAGGGGTGATTTAATGTTCAGTCATTTGCATACGCATACTGAATATTCCTAATCTACACTTGATGGAATGTGTAAAATAGAGGAATTAGTATTAAGAGTAAAAGAACTAGGTCAAAAAGCATTAGCAATAACAGACCACGGGACTATGGCAGGACATTATGAATTTCAAGAAACGTGTAAAAAACACGGTATAAAACCTATATTAGGTTGTGAATTTTATATGTCGCAAAATAACGAGGCTACAAACGAAGATAACGGATTTCACCTCATCGCTTTTGCAAAGAATCAAGAAGGTTTACAAAACCTCTACAAACTCCAAGCAGAGGCTTATAAGACAAACTTCTATCGTAAACCAAACATTAATTTTGAATTAATGAAAAAATATAAAAAAGGAGTAATATACACATCAGCTTGTATAGGTGGTATAATTGCTCAATTAATACTTAAAAACCCTTCAGAAGGACGTATAGAGGCTCAAAAGTGGCAATCTGAGTTTGGAGAAGATTTTTACCTTGAAATACAACCTAATGATTTGCAAGACCAATGGAAAGTTAATAAAGAATTAATAAAACTATCAAAAGAATTAGGTATTAAACTTATCGCGACTAATGACGTGCATTACGTTCTTGAAGAAGATGCGGATATACATGAAGTACTTCTTGCACTACAATTTAACAAAAAATGGGAAGACAAAAATCGTTTTAAATTCCCTACAAAAGATTATTGGTGCAAATCAACAAATGAAATGTTAAGTAGTTTTGAAGGTTATAATGATGATGAATCATACGAAATTACCAAATCAATAATGAATACACAAGAAATAGTTGATAAATGTGATGCAGAAATAATTAAAGGTAAATTCTTACCTACATATCCGAATTTAAAAGGTATGTCAGAAGACGATTATCTTGCAGAAATGACTTGGAGAGGGTTTGAAAAGAAATATCCACCTTCTTATCCAAATCGTGCTCAAATAAGAAAAGATGTATTAGAAGAACTTCAAGTTATAAGTGAAACAGGCTATTCAGGTTATTTTATAAACGTAGCAGATTATATTACTGATGCGAGAAAAAACGGAGTACTTGTTGGTGACGGTAGAGGAAGTGGTTGTGGCTCTAAAGTAGTTTATTGTATAGATATAACTAATGTAGACCCTGTACCTCACAACTTACTATTTGAACGTTTTTTAGCAAGAGGAAGAACACCTGATTTAGATGTAGATTTCTCTGACCAAGAACACGTATTTAAACATTTACAAGATTTACATGGAATGGATAATGTTGCAAGAGTTGCGACATACGGTAAGTTAACTTGTAAAAATGTTATTCGTAAAGTAATGAGCTGTTTTGGTTATTCGCAACAAGAAATAGCGATAATAAATGGTAGTTTACCTCCTGACCTTGATGTGACTGTAACTGATGCTTATAACTCATCAAAGAAATTTAAAGAATTTATAGATAAAAACGAATTTATTGCAAGAGCTATTCGTAGATTAGAAAATACAATATCTCATGAAGGTAAACACGCAGGAGGTTTTGTTATATACAACAATCTTACATCTTTAACACCTTGTAAATACGAAAATGATAGTCACGGTAATAGATGTATACCAGTAGTTCAATTCGATAAATATAAAATAGAAGATTGTGGATTCTATAAAATGGACGTACTTGGTTTAAAAAACTTAACTACAGTATATAATTGTCTTAAAATGATAGAAAAAGAAGAAGGAATATCTATAAACCTTGACGAAATAAACTTTGAAGATAAAGAAGTTTATGAAATGTTACAATCAGGTGATGTGTCAGGAGTATTTCAATTAGCAAATCAAGCAGGAATGATAGTTGAACAAAGAACTAATTGTTTTAACGACCTTATCGCTCTAAATGCTCTTATAAGACCTGGAGTAGGTGATTTTAAAGAATACCTAGCACGTAGATTTCAAGCACATTCATACACGATTTTAGAGCCTAGAAAGTGGTATATGGAAGAAACATATGGACTTCTTACATATCAAGAACAATTTTTATTAGATTGTAAAACATTTGCAGGTTGGTCTATAGCATATGCAGATAAACACGTTAGAAAAAATAAACACATCAAAGATGATAAAAAACTTAAATATGAATTTATAGAAGATACTATCGCAAATGGTTATACACGTGAAATAGCAGAATATGTTTGGCAAGAAATAGAAGATGCAGTAAGTGGAGGTTATTCGTTTAATAAGAGTCATGCAACTTCATACGCTGTTCTATCGTACAAAACTGCATGGTTAAAACACTATTATCCGACTTATTGGTATGCATCATTGTTAACAACAGAAATAGGCAATCAAGATGAGGTAGAGAACCTTATTGCAGAATGCAAAGCAAAAGGTATCAAAATATTACCTCCTGATATAAATAAAGCGAATTATACATTTGTAGGTAGTAAAGAAGGTATACAAATCCCTATCAACTATATGAAGGGTATTGGAGAAGATGTAATAAAATACATCAAAAAATATTTATTACCTATTAATTCGCTTGATGATATGTTAGATAGAGGTTTACGTAAATACATAAAGAAAAACGTAGTCACATCAATGATAAAAGGTGGTATATTCGACTTTGAAGAACCTAATCGAGAACAATTACTTTGGCAATATGATATGCGTAATAGAAAGAAAACAGAAGTTAAAAACGGTGTGATTCGTCCACATCAAGAATATAATGAAAAAATTAAACTTATGTGGGAAAAAGAAGTATATGGTCTTTATCTTTCTAAACACCCATTAGAAAATAGAAACGTTACAAAACTTAAAGATTATCCTGAAGGTGCTAAAGTTATTCAAGTAATCGAGAAAAAAGAAGTTATTGAACGTTTCCAAAAAAATGGTAAAACATTTGCATTTTTAATGGGTTCAAATCAACATGGAGCAGTTAAATGTCTTCTATTTGCTGATTTGTGGGAAAACGAAGATATAAAGAAAGTAATAGATAAATACGAAATATTATTAGTAAAAGGTAAAAAAAGTAAAGACAGTATTATAGTATGGGACGTAGAAGGAATTAATATATAGGGGTGATATTATGAAAAAACATCTACGACAAGAATATGGTTGGAAAGAAAGTAAGAAACATAAGGCGTATAAAAGACCTAAAAATTGCGAAGTAATTTGTCAAGAATGTGGTAAAACGTTCATGGTTGAATCAAATCGCAAGAACCAAGCAAAATTTTGTTATAGAAAATGTTCGTCACGTAACATAGGAAAAAGAAAACAAAAATATGTTATAAAAACTAAAATATGTCCTGTCTGCGGTGATATATTTGATTTTAGGTCAAGACCATATCGCAAAGACAGAGTTTATTGTTCTGCTAGTTGTCGAGCTATTGGCATTTGGCAGAACAGAAAGGGGGTATCGAAAGATGAAAACGTGTAAACAATGTGGAATAAAATTAGATTGGTCTAATGCAACAATATGTTGCAAATGTGGTATAGATTTATGTGAAGAATGTTCTCAAAAGAATAATTATAAATGTGAAAAATGTGCAGACAAGTCAAAAATAAAACTACCTGATGTGATAAGAAGAAGTCATATAGAAGATTATAAGGCGTGTCCTTATTATTTTAAATTAGCTGTTATAGACGGTCATACGCCTACACAGCACGTTCTAGCAAGATTAGGTAGTGATTTACATGAATTGTATGAAAACGTTCAGAAAGGCGTTACAGAGCCGATTTTAGACACTTTAAATAACAAATCAGAAGAATTAATAAAAAACATAATAATCGACTATCCAAATGAGGATATAGACAAACTCACAAACAAATCAAAAATATGCAATGCAAATTTCTTAAAAATATATCCAAACTTAGGAAAACCAGTATCGTTTGAAGAACGTATATACTTTCCCATCGCAAAAGATTTACCAAAAGTAACAATCGCATATGACAGACTTGAACAAGACGAAAATGGCGATTTACATATAGTAGACTGGAAAACAGGAAAAATAATGAGTGGTAAAAAACTTACTACTGATTTGCAACCTGCACTTTATCTTAAAGCAGTCGAATCAAAATATGGAAAAATGCCTAAAACTTTCCGTTTGGTGTATTTAGGAGATGTAGATAAACAAGGTATGTATAAAGAACGTATCTTCACATCTATAGATGGTAATAAATTTGTATGTAACGTA